ATATGGTTCTGTTGATTTAGATACAGTCAGTGCGATAAACAAAGTTGAAATCACTGTACAGACAGCTGGTGCAAGATCAATGCTAGGTAACGACTTTACACAAGTTAACGACTTAGGATACGGATTAATTGTTAACAACGGTGGCTTATCAGAAATGGTGTCACAGTTTACTTACTATTGTTGGACAGCATACTACGCTAACAATGGTGGTGAAATTAGATCACTTAATGGTTCTAACGCATATGGTGAATACGGTCTAGTTGCAAACGGTTCAGATCCAAATGAAATTCCAGATGCTGTAACACTACGTGATAATATGGTTAAACCAGCTAAGATTGCTTTAGCCGAAACAATATTAGAATTTAGTACAGCAATTGGAAGCGTTCCTGCTATTGCGGAAAAAGGACACCAAGTAACACAAGGATCTGCAACAGGTACAGTAGTTTTTGAAACAGCAGGTAAAAAATTATATCTTAAAGATGTGTCAGGTGGATTGTTTGATATAAATGCTGATGTAATATTAAACGGAAGTACTAACCTAGGACAACCAGTTGATGTAAGTAACCCAAGTTTACGAGCAGATGCAGAACAAATTAACATCTATGTATTTGATTTTGAATCAAAACCACAGAACAGAGGTGAACTTAATATCCTGCACACAAATGGTACTATTGCCAGATATGAAGCTTCTAGTATCAACCTAGTAAAAGATTTTAGAGTAGACGGACATATTGATGTACCATTTACACCAACAGCAACAGGTACTAATGCAGAATTTGACATTCAAAAAATACTTTCAAACAAAGATAGTACAGGAACAGGCGACTATGTAGCAATCATTAGAAATGGTGGTATTAACTATACAGTTGGTGATACATTTGTTGTAGATGGTATTAATCTAGATGGTGCTAGTAGTACTAATGATGCAACTATCACAGTAGACACTGTAGACACAAATGGTCAAATAAAAACTGTAACAACTACAGGTACTATAGTGCCTACAGCAGACACACCGATCTTTGATGGACAAGTTTACAAAGTTAACTTTAGTACTGCTACAGCAGGATATAGTAATGACGGACTTGTAGAACAACTAGAAGAAGGTCATTTAATTGACTACAGACAAAACCAAGTTTTTGTAATGGACAATGTCCTTGATACAAATAGATTAACAATACGTCCAAGTACAGCATTTGAGTTTGATGAAAAAGACGGCTATACCTATAGAACAACAACATTTACAACAACAGAATCAACTGGAGAAGATTTACCTACTGATAATCAAATTTTAATGGGTCTTGATTCTACATTTGATTATGTAAGATGTATTGTAGATGAAACATATACAAATGTTGTTGTTGAACCAGGGTTTGGCGGCACAACACTAGGTGATACAAAAGGCGATGTTGGTATTGCTATTGAACCTATTACAGATGTTCAAGACGTTGCACGTTTGCGTAGAGGCGGAATGGGCTTTACATGGAACGGTAAGACCCATATGGTTACAGACTATATACCAAGATCAGGCTACGCAATCCTAAAATTCTTTGACGTGATGGATCCATATACTCCAAGTGGTTATATTGATCTAAACAAAACAGGAAACGCAAGAGGCTTACATAGTCCTGTGAACTTATCTGGTACACAAGCATTAACTATACGTGTTGGCTTACTTAAAGATGCGCCTGGTGATATTACAATTCAAATTTCTTTGACAAGAGCTACAGGACACGACTTCTTAGATATTGGTACAGGATCTTATAACCAAACAAACTATCCAACAGTACTATTAGGACAAGGTAGACAGAACAACCAATCCTACGAAGTTCAAGAACGTAGTAAGGGACGTGTGTTCTACGTGTCAACTGACCAAGATGGTTTCTTCCGTGTAGGTAGATTCTTTACAGTTGACCAAGGTACTGGTACAGTTACTTTTGCAGGTAGTATTGCGCTATCTAACTTAGATGGTATTGGATTTAAACGAGGTGTTGTCGTTGCTGAATTTAGTACAGACGATGGTATGACTCAAAATGCTTCAGACATTGTCCCTACACAAAACGCTGTACGTGGTTATGTAAACAGACGTTTAGGTTGGGATCACAACGGTGTTGCTATTGGTAATATTATTGGTGGTGGTGCTATTGCTAGAGATGGCCATGCCGCAATGGTAGGAAATTTAAACCTAGGTAGTAATAGAATTGTTAACGTAAGTGCTCCAGATCAAGGATCAGATGCGGCAAACAAAAACTATGTTGATCAAGTAGCATCTAGTTCAAACAGTTTAGACTTATTACGCGATGTAATGGTTAGAAAACCTGCTTCAGATAGTGCAATACCTGATAGAGATTATTACAGTGGACAACTTTTACACTATACAGGAAACAAAATTTTACTTTTAGATTCTTCTACTATACAAGATGGACCGTTTGATACAACCTTCCAAGGTAGTATTATTGAAGCAGGAAGTGCTAAGGGTTGGGTTCAAAGAGTTGAAACTATTGTAGACGCTGTTGTAGGTAATGCAATTAGAGTAACCTATAATGAAATATTTGGCGGTAGTGCTTTTAGTGGAAGCGGTGCAGTAACACAAAAAACTCTTATTAGAGCATTGTCATCGCCAGGTATAACTTATAACGCTGAAGTAGGTGGTAACGGTATTGACGCGGCATTCTGGGTTAGTAAAGGTTTAGCATACGATGTTGAACTCATAACAAATGCAGGTACTGGTTATGATGCCACTGAAACATTTACTGTACCAGGAACTTTATTAGGTGGTGCTACTCCTGCAAACGATGCAACTATTACTATTGCAACAGTTGACGGAAATGGTGCTATTACAAGTGTAACTGTATCTGGTGCCACAGGTAATACAACTGTTCCAATTTGTGATCAAGCAGATGTTGCTCCGTTGCTAGAACATGCCAACGGTAGAGATGATGGAACAAGTCAAATTGAGTTTATAACTTCTACGCAAAGCGATCACTATAGTGTAGGATATATGATTAAAGACGACACTATAGTAAATGCTGATGTTAAGAGTGATGCAGGAATACTACAAAGTAAACTTGCAATGAACGCGGCAACTACTAGAGCAGATGCAGTTGGTATTGCTCAAGCAGATCTAGGACTTGCAAGTTTTGATAGTGACGACTTTGATGTAACTGACGGCTGGGTTACACTTAAAGGTGGTGCAGTCGACTTAGCTGACATACAAGAGATTGCTAACCTTACTGCACTAGGTAATATAAGTGGTGCAAGTGCTACTCCAACAGAAGTTCCAATTACTACAACTGGCGGTAGTGATAGTTTAGTAATGACAAAAAGCGATGGAAAAATTAGAACAACTGGTTTAATAGTTGGTGCTAATGATTCTTATACTATTTTACAACCTAAGTCAGGCGCGGCAACAACAATTGAAATGCTTACACCAGGTGGTGCTCAAATTTTTGAAGCAACTGGTACTAGTGCAATTACAGCTGAATTTGCGGCAAGTATTGATATTGATAATAGTGGTGCAAATACACAAAGTACACTACAAACAAATTCAACTTTTAACAATGCAGGACGTTTAAGTTCAGATTGGATTTACACACAATTTATTGAAGCGGCAAACGAAAAAGGCACAGGTTCAACAGGTATAGCAATAGGTGCTGGTACTGGTAAAACAAATGCAGGTGAAATTAGTTTATTGGTTGCAGATGCGGCCGCAACTAAAGCGCCATTTAAATTTAGTAACGTAGGAGTTGTTCCTGATGTTGATAATGTATACAACATTGGACAGGGCGGCGGCTCACCTTTAAGATATAACACAGTATATGCAAGTGTATTTGATGGTACTGCAACTAAAGCTCGTTATGCTGACTTGGCAGAAAACTATCTAGCAGATGCTGAATATGAAATAGGAACTGTTGTTGTACTAGGAGGAACAAAAGAAGTTACTTCTACTACAACCAAAGGTGATACAAGAGTGTTCGGAGTAGTTTCAGAAAATCCTGCATACTTAATGAACAGTGAATTGCAAGGTGATTACGTAACACCTGTAGCACTAACAGGACGAGTAAAATGTAAAGTAATCGGAAATGTTAATCCGGGTGACATGCTTGTAGCAAGTGCTATTGAAGGTTATGCAATAGCTAATAACAATCCTGGTATAGGAAGTGTTATTGGTAAAGCACTAGAAGCTAAAGAAGGCGATGGCAAAGGAACAATTGAAATAGTTGTGGGGAAAGTGTAATGACTAAACAAGTAGTAAACATAGGAACTAGTGCTAACAAAGGTGATGGCGATCCATTACGCACAGCGTTTAGGAAAATAAACGAAAACTTTGATGAAGTTTACAGTGATGTAAAACAGCTTAACAGTGTAAACTTTGGTGGTGGAACTATCACAAGTGATATTATAGGTACTGTAAGCGGTACTGACAGTACAATGCTTGTTGATGGTAACAACAGTAAAGTTGTTGGTCCTATTGAAAGTTCTACTTGGACAAGGCCTACAGGAGATATTGAAATAGAAGCAACAGCAGACAATGTTGTAATTGAAGCTGGAACCACAGTGACAATGCAACACGTATCTGCACAAGATTATGTTCAAGTATCTAACAATGGTACAGTGATATACAGCGATAGTTCAATACAACTAAAAACAGCAGGACAAGACATACAAATAGGATATGATGTAGCAAGTGGTGATGTACAAATAGGACACAGCAGTTCACAACTTTTTGTAAATGGAACACTAACTGTAAACGAATTTGCAAAAATTGTTCCACCAGACTATGACACAGTCGCGAGAGACGGTTTAGCTGGCCTGTCAGACGGTTCATTAATTTTTAACACTGATTCAAATAATTTAGAAATGTATGTAGGCGGTGTATGGAAAAATGCAACTGCAACAGACATAGGCGATTTAACAGATAACGGAAGTTTAATTCCAGCAGATGTAAGTGATTTAACAGATACAACGAATATTATTCCAGCAGACGTAAGTGATTTAACAGATACAACTAGTATAATTCCAAACGATATTGGAGATCTATTAGCAGGTGGTAACACAGGAGATGTTGTTACAAAAACAGCAATAGGCTATGGATGGACAGCACCGAACTATTTTGGAGGTGCATTTTCAGATCTAACATCAACACCAACCACATTAGCAGGTTATGGAATTACAGACGCAGTTGCTCTTACAGGATTAAGTGTATCAACAGCAAGTGCAGGCACAGCCGCACTAGCATATAATAATTTAACAGGTGCATTTACATTTACTCCACCAGATTTAAGTTCATACTTAACAAGTTACACAGAAACAGACCCAGTAGTAGGTGCAATCACAGGAATAGTAAAAGCAGATGGTGCAGGTAATATATCAGCGGCAGTTGCAGGAACTGACTATTTGGCAAGTGTTGCATTTGGTGATTTAACTAGCACACCAACTACACTTGTTGGTTATGGCATTACAGATGCGGCAACATTAAACAATATGGCTCCAACAGGTGCAGTTGACTTTACAGGTGCAACAAGTGTAGACTTTACTGGTGCAACAATTACAGCATTAGACTCATCAGGACTTACTAAACCTATTGACCTTGACGATAATGAGGAAGTTAGGTTTGGCACTGATAATGATATGAGAATATATCACAGTGGCACAACAGGTAACATCGATAACAACACAGGCACTTTAATCATAAGCGGTCCAACTGTTAGAATACAAGATGGCGCATTGGCAAATACTGCTATATCAGCCGCAAACGGTATTGCTACACTTTATCACACAAACACAGCAGTTTTAAACACAACAGCAGGTGGCATACAGATAGAAAAAGGTGTTAGAGAAAAGTTTGCTACAACCAACGGTGCTACAGGAGTTACAGCATTAGATTGTTCAACAGGACACGTTCATTATCTAACAGCACCAGCAGGTGATATTACAGCAAACTTTACTAATTTAGATTTAACAGCAGAATACGCAACCAATGTAACTGTTGTAATTGATCAAGGTGGAACAGAATACGAAATCACAGCAGTACAAATTGGTGGTGTAGCACAAACAATAGTTTGGCAAGGCAACAGTGCGCCAACAGGAACAGCAAACGGAGTAGACAGTTTTTCATTCACAATATTAAACGATGGCGGAACATATGTTGTGCTAGGACAAATGGTAGCATTTGGAGGAGTTTAATAGATGCCTTTGATATCTACAGTAACAGGTAGTTTTACAGCAGGACGTAGAGCAAACTCATTTAGTTCGCCACCGGCGGCTTGGTCTCCTTCAACAGATATATCTCCTGCTATTTGGCTAGATGCATCAGACGCTGGCTATTACACGCTCAATGTACCAAGTGGAAACACTGTTACAGGAGTTGCAGACAAAGCAGGCAATGCCGTTGTAACAGTTACTGGCCTACCCGATAAAGCAAATACACTGGACGGCAAAACTGTTTTTACATTTACGTCAGGGGAAGATTTAACCACCAACGAAGTTGCACAAGCCAGCAGTGGCAATCACTGGGCAGTTGGAGTATTTCAATGGAATCAGATCAACGACACACAGGATAGTTTCTGGAGTACAGAGACTACAGGTAGTCCAAAAAGAGACTATGCTGTAAGTTCAGGCAATGCAAGTGCATTTGATGGGGAGTTGGACCTGGACGCTTTGAGTTCCAACAGGATATCATCAACCATAGGAAACAAACAAGACTTTGATTCAGGTATAGCACAGGACACTTGGGTTATTATTGGTGCTATATTCAACAAGACAGGCAACCAGATTGCTGTTAGAGTAAATGGTGATAATGCATTTACACCTGTGAATGACTATGACAAGAGTCTACAAACAAATATGGATTTAAGAATATTTAAAAACCGATCCAACGAACGAATGCAAGGTCGAATGGCAGAGTTTTTTACAGTAGCAGACGTTCCTGGCACAGGCGGAACAGACATAACAGATTTTGAAAAAGCAGAAGGTTATCTTGCTCACAAGTGGGCACTAACAGGCAATTTACCTGTAAGTCATCCATATAAGAGTTCAGCACCATAAGGATAAGAAATGGAAAAAGAATATATTGTAACACTTAAAAAAGGTATAGATCCAGTAAGTTTTCAAAAGGAAATGGTAGCAAATAATATGTTACCTTATATTCCTGAAAGACCTGTTACTATTGCAAACGCTCGCCCAGGATCAATAAGGAATACACATTATCTTTTAACAGAAGAGGAAGCTGAACAACTTAAAAAAGATGCAAGAGTTTTTGCAGTTGAACTAGATATAGCTGATAGAACAGATATTATTATTACACCACACACTACTCAAACAGGAGACTTTACAAAAACTACATTAGATTCAGGAGATTTTGTAAACTGGGGATTGCGTAGAATGATTGCATTATCTAATCCTTATTTAAGTGATGGTACTGTTACAGGCGGCTTTGATCATACTTTAACTGGAGAAGGCGTAGATTTTATTGTTCAAGACTCGGGTATACAAGCAGATCATCCAGAATTCCAAGATACTAATGGTAACAGTAGAGTACAAGAAATAGATTGGTATGCGGCTAGTGGGCTTTCAGGAACAATGCCAGAAGGTCATTATACAGATTATGACGGACACGGTACCCATTGTGCAGGTATTGCGGCAGGAAAAACATATGGTTGGGCAAAGAACGCAAGAATTTACAGTATAAAAATTGCAGGACTAGAAGGTTCCAGCGATCCAAATACTGGAATTCCTATTTCTGATATTTTTGATATTATTAAATTATGGCATAGAAATAAACCAATAGATCCATCAACAGGTGTAAAAAGACCAACTGTGGTTAACATGAGCTGGGGTTACTTTAGTAGATATCAATTTATAAGTGGAGGTAATTATAGAGGCACAAACTGGACTGGAAGTTCACGTAATACAGCATATGGCATGACAGGAGTGTTTGATGGTATCGGCTACCAACATCCTATTAGAATAGCAAGTGTTGATGCAGATGTAGAAGAACTAATTGACGAAGGTGTAAATGTTGTAATTGCCGCAGGTAATAGTTATCATAAAATAGCTGACGAAAACGATCCGGATTATAACAACTATTATAATAGTACTTTTTACGGTCAGCGTTATTATCATAGAGGCGCTTCACCATATAGCACAGAAGCAATTATTGTAGGTGCAATTGACAGCGCATTAGATGGCGACGGTAATGAACAAAAAGCTACGTTTTCTAATGCAGGACCGGGTGTAGATGTTTATGCTCCAGGCGTAGATATTATGAGTGCAACAAGTACCACTAACAAATTCACTGATGGTGCATATCCACTTAATAATGCTTTTAGAATTACAAACATAAGTGGTACTAGTATGGCCGCTCCACAAATAGCAGGTATTGTTGCTACCTACGGAGAAGTCCAACCAAATGCAACACCTGCAAATAATAAAACTTGGGTAACATCAAATTCAAAAGCACAAATTGATGTGAACGGAAACACTGGTAGTGATTACACTAACCAAAGAAGTTTATGGGGTGGATATAATAGATACGCATTCCAAGAATTTAACGATCCAAATGTTGTAACTATTGCAGGTGAAGAAACAATTACTTTAGTTCAAGAAGATGCAACCCCAACTTATGCGTTAACTACATCAACAACAAGTGTAAACGAAGGGCAAAGTTTTACCATTACTCTACAAACAACAAACCTAGTCAATGGTACTATCATACCTTACACAATATCAGGTGTATCAACTGAAGACATAGGCGGAGAATTGCTATCAGGTAATTTTATTGTAGGTGTAACTATGGTAAAAACATTTACTGCTACTGAAGATAATACATTTGACGACGGTAACGAAACTTTTACTTTATCTATTGATGGTACATCAACAAGTGTTAATGTTACAATAGCTGATACTAGTTCACCTGATCCTTCTTATGCTCTTAGTGCTACTAGAACAAATCTTGGAGAAGGTGAGTCAACAACAATTACTCTTACAGCAGATAACGTGTTGTCAGGGACTTCTATACCTTATACAATTACAGGCGTAAGTTCAGAAGATATAAGCGGTGAACCTTTAACAGGTAACTTTACTGTAGGCAGTGATATGTCAAGGACGTATCAAATAGCGGCAGATGGACAACTTGAAGGATTAGAAACTTTAAATTTCGCACTAAATGTACAAGGTATTGATATTGATATTACTATTAATGATACCAGTAATAGTCCAACAACTTATAATCTAGTAGCAAGTGTAGGAGCAGTTAACGAAGGTCAATCATTTACTGTTGATCTTATTGTTGATAATCCAATAAACGGAGTACAACAAGATTATATTATTACAGGTGTTGATAGCACAGACATAGGTGGTGCATCTCTAACAGGTTCCTTTATAGTAGGCAGTGCAACACAAGTTACAATTAATGTAAGTGAAGACTTTACTACAGAAGGCGAAGAAACATTTGTAATAAGTTTAGCAAGTGTAACAGGTGTTAGTGCTAGTGTTACCATAAATGATACAAGTACAACACTTGTGCAAGGACAAGAACCGATTACTACACCAGGTAGCGGTACTTTTACAGTTCCACAAGGTGTTACAAGTTTGAGCATACTTGCAGTTGGTGGAGGAGCAGGTTCTGGTTCAACTGCCGCTCTAGGTGCAGGACAGCTAACTGGCGGAGGAGGTGCAGGAGGTACAGGCTGGCTTAATAATATTACAGTAACAGCAGGGCAAGTTATTTCTTATACTGTAGGTGCAGGAGGAATTGGTGCAAACAATGGCGGAGACACTTCTTTTACAATTGGTAGTAATACATATACAATAGAAGGTGGAAAAATAAGTTCCGCACAGAATAAAAACGGATATGGTAGTGAAGCACCTATGCTTGATGCAGGTGTAGCTGGAGGACTTGGAGGCTCAGTAGCAACTGGATCATCTGCATTTACTGGTTATCAACAAGGAGGCCAAGGTGGTTGGTCGTATCCTTACGCACATGGCAAAATGGTTATAGGTGGCGGAGGCGGCGGATCTGGAACAGGAGGCGTTGGTGATCAAGGTTTTCCTCAAACTGAAGTAATAGATGGTGTTAGTAAAAATAGATATCAAATACTAAATGTTGATATAGGTGCAAATGATGGAAACTGGAAATTAGCACCAGGTGCAAGATCAACTACAGGTACACAGTCTACAAAAATGTTTCAAGTTGATGATTACAATGGCGGATCTCAATTTTTAGGTGTCAAATTAGACAACAGACCTTCAGGCACAGCAGACTATGATGTTTCATATCCTGGATTTTTTATGGAAAGAATCAATAGATTCTTTGCTGATAATGTTACTTCTACTTGGGATATTTATGATTCTATATACATTGTGTTCAAACAAGGCGCAGGTGCTACTACACCAAGGTATGTTGCAAGATTAGAAAAGACTTCTGGAAGAAGTGTTCTCGATGCTAATACAATGAAGTTCCAAGATTATAGTGCAGATGCATCTCTTCCGCAAATGACTTATTACATCAAACACCATGTTGAAGCAACAGGATGTACTTTTGAAAGTGTGCCTTACACAGTTGGTAATGGAGGTAGTGCAGGATATATTGAAAGTGCAGGTGAAACTATCTATAGTATTGAATACAGAGGTGGCGCTAACACAGGAGCAACTTATGCAAACACTACATCGTTAGGAGAATTTTTAGTAGCTCAAGGAGATCAAACAGTAGATTTAAATACTGCTACAGTAGGAAGTGGTGGTGGACACACGTTCATTGAAAATTGGCAAAGTGGCACAGGGACAGTAAGAGGCGGACACGGTGGTGGTGCCAACCTTACAAGAGGACTTAGTGGATTATCAGGAGCAAGAGGTACAAGTAGAGCTATACTATCAATTACAGGTGCAGGTGATGTTTATCAAACAGCAGACGGTGCCGTTGGTAATGAAGTTTCAAGTGTTTCAGCATATGAAGTTGGTGCTGGAGCAGGTGGAATAGGTATTATGGGTCTTGCACCAGCAGGATCACAAAGTAGAGCTGAAACTGGACAAGACGGTGGATTATTATTTGTGTATCCAGGATCACAAAGACAATTCAATGCTCCTACATTTACTCTTAATAAAAGTAAAGACAGTGTAAATGAAGGTAGCCAAGTTAGTGTATCTATAACAAATAATCTTACAGAAGATGCAACACAGTTACCTATTAGAATTTCTGGCATACAACAAGCTGACACAAGTTCGTTCACTCCATCAGTTACTTGGACTGGAGATGTAGCAACTACAGCATTAAATGTCTTGTCCAACAGTATCAATATAGGAATAGCCGCAGATAATTTATTTGACGGAATAGAAACTATGACTGTTGATTTATATAATCCTGGTGATACAAATTATAGTGGAGATGTTGTAGCTACAACTAGCATAGTTATAAATGATACAAGTGACGGCACACAGGTTAATCATACAGGAACAGTAGTAAATAGTGGTAATACAGGTTATACATGGACAGCAGGAAGTGATAGAAATGGAATTATTAGTGGTCTTAATCCTAATATTGTTATAGATCAAGGTGATACAATATCTTGGACTGTAAATGCGCCTAGTCATCCGTTTTACTTGAAGGAAAACCAAGTAACAGGAACTGCATCAGCTGTAAACAATGTTCAAAATAACGGTACTACAAGTGCTGTGATAGAATACACACCTACAGTAGATGGAAGAAAATACTATCAGTGTTCTGTGCATAATAGTATGCACGGAGAAATTTATATATCTAAAGATCACTGGATAACTTTAGGACTTTATACTCCTACAGAAAATAGAGAAATAAACAAAATTGCACTTGCAGGTAGAGGATATACAATTACTGCACACAGATCGAGATTAGGATCCGGTAACAGACATTTTTGGGAAAAAGTATCTGATAGAGGATCGACAATCTATAATAGGACAGGAACTGATAATATTATTCCAGGACAATCTGTTACTGATGCGTCGGAAAATCACTATCTTGCATATACAGGAGAATGGAATTGGAAAACACAAACTCCAGCAGTTGACTATCCTAGTAAATTATATGTAACTAAAACAAATTCTTCTGGCGCAAATCTTTGGTATAGAACTTATGCAGATTCAGACGGGTATGCATACAAAGCACACGACATAAAAATTAACAGTTCGGGTAACTTAATAGTTGTTGGAACGTTGTTAAACAACTCTGCTACACAAAGCGCAATGTTTATTATGGAGTTAGACATTACAAATGGTGATGTTGTAAGACAATACAAAGCACCTCCTTCAGATAGACTTATGGAAGGTTACTTTGTTGAATGCGATGGCTTAAATGATCAGTATGTAGTATATGGTAGAGAAAAACAACCAAGTGGCACTAATAACGAAGAATTTGCTACAAGACTATGGAAATTTAGTTCTACTTTTGCTCTACTATTTGCAAGATGGTATTATCTAAATGACGATGCAGAACCAAGTGGTCTTGCATTAAAATTAGCTGAAAACGGATCTATTGATTCCATTTACATCGGAGTAACAGATCCAAACACTTGGAGATCACATGTAATTAAATTAGACGGTACAACTGGTTTAAGAACAAACGAGTGGCAACTTAATAGCACAACAAGAACATCTACTTATCCTGTTGTAAATGACATAGCTTATGATAGTGTAAACGATAAAGTTTTTGCTGTAGGAAAAATTAGAAGTACAGCTACTGGATCAGACAAAATGTTAGTTACAGGATTCAATGACAGTTTAACTGAAAATGAAGTTGGTATATATACAACTGATCAAGGAGGCGGACATTATTTAATCGCTAATACCTGTGCAATAGATAATACTCTTGATCCAAATAATAGATTGTTTGTAGGCGGATACGGTATTAGTGTATACAACAATACAGCGCAACAAGCCTTAGTTGCTAGTGTTCCTATAAATCCAGCACCAACACCAGATGATCAATTTGATCAATTTACTTATACAGAAGTAGGTCAATGGTCAAGTGTTAATATTGCAACCAGTTCAATAGACGAATTAACTGTAGTAGGTATAACTATTGGAGAATCAGTATTCCCTACAACAGCAGGCGCAACTAATGGAACTGTTACAAATTCAAGCGATTACACATGGCGTAAGATGCCTTTAGATTATTCTACAAACATTCAACCAGAAGCACCTACACCAACGTATGCACTATCAGCAAGTGCAACTTCAGTGAACGAAGGACAGAGTTTCACAGTTACACTTGACACAACAAATGTTCCTGATGGTACAAATGTTCCTTATACAATTACTGGTGTAAGTAGTGCTGACATAGGAGGTGTAAGTTTAACTGGTACATTTACAGTACTGAGTAATTCTGCAAGTGTTACAATCAATGTTACAGCTGACAATACAACTGATTAAAGGATTAAGAAATGGGAGCAGAAACTTTTACACTTACATTAGATGATCAAGGTAACTCCATAGCTGTTACAATAAATGACACTTCTATAACTCCTCCAACAGGGGAAGAAGTTTTTACAACAAATGGCACTTTCACTGTTCCAGACGATATATACGTATTAGATATTTTTATGGTAGGTGGCGGTGGTGGTGGACAACCCGGACAATATTCCTACGGATCAGGTGGAGGCGGCGGTGGCGGCAATTGGACACACTATGAAGGTGTTTCTGTTCAACCTGGAGATACGTTTACTGTAGTAGTAGGTCAAGGCGGAAGTGGAGGTAGTGTTAGCACAAACTCACCTTTTGAAATTGTGACTACATCAAGTAGTTCAGGTTCAACAAAATATCCACAAGCAGGAACAGTAACAAATGCTACTAACGGAGGAAACACTACAATAAAACACAATGTTGCGGAAGAAACAGACAGTGTTTCCGGAACAGCAGGTGGCGGATTAGCGGCAAGCGGTACAGGTGGTACTGGCGGCTCTGGTGGAGCAGGAGCTGTTACAAGTTTACATTTACTTAGTATTACAACTACTATACACACTACAATAGGGTCAGGCACAGGAAGAAATAAAGCTGATGAAGTTAGACCAGGAGGCGGCGGTGGACCAAGGACTGCTGGAGATGGTGGTTACGGTCGTGGTGATTTTTATAGAAGCTCAGGTGGATTTAATTATTATAAAGCATCTCCAGGTGGAGATGGTGGTGGAGTATATTTAAACGACGGTACAAATCAAGGCGCTAATGGTACAGATGCTCCGCCTTTGGGTACAAGTAATTACAACTATACAGGTGCAGGAGATGGTGGTAATGGCGGTACTGCTGTTGGTAATGCGTATGGCGCTGGAGGAGGCGGTGGCGCTGGTGGTCGTATCCGTAACCAAACTATTATCAGTGGTGGAACAAACTATTACTACAGATGGTTTTTATCACATGCTGGACAAAATGGCGGAAATGGTGCTGTACGATTCGCATGGGGAGCGTAACCTGATAAATACATACGAAGGATACTGATATGACTATTCAAACTATAAACATAGGACAAATTGCAAATGACGGGACAGGTGACGATTTACGAGAAGCGTTCCGCAAAGTAAATGAAAATTTTGACGAACTAGATTTACGTCAACCTGAATCAACTACTGGATCAAACTTAGGATCGGGAGAAGCAATTTTTGCAGGCAAGGTTGGAGATGCACTAACTTTTAATAATATTACTACAAGTGGTGCTTTAACAATATCAACTGTTGCAGGGAATAATGTACAAATAAGTACAAATTTACAAGGCGTTTTATATGTATCAGACCAGGGTAGTAGCAATATCGATGACGGTGATGTTTTCAATATAAACGGTGGTCCAGGCATACAAACAACTTTAGTTGGAAACACTCTTACAATTACAAATACCGGCGGTACTGGTGGCGGCGTATCAGCTTTTGATTCAGATTTAGATTTTGGCGAAATTATAATGACTGTTCAGTCACACGCTGATTACCTACGTTTAACCACAGATGTTGATTACGGAACTGTAACAAGTCCAGTACAAGGTATAAGCAGTGATATGAATGGCATTTAATTATGGCAGATTTTTGGACAATAGAAACAGGACAAACAATAGCAACTGTTGAAGAGGAAACAACAGTAAGTATAGGTTTACCTTTAGTTCCAAATACTAATCCTAGTCTTAAAATTATTTCGGGAGAACTACCTCCTGGTTTAAGACTAAAAGACAATCAAATAATAGGCACACCTTACCAAGTTAATAGAACACAAACTTTTAGTTTTGTTATTAGAGCAACTGTAGATGATAATATTGAAGACCGTACATATCGTATTATTGTAAACGGCCCTGATTCACCTGTATGGACTACACCTGAAGGAATTCTTAAAGCTGGTGGAGATAACCCTTTAAACAATAGGTATTTTATATTAGATAATGAAGTTGTTGATTTCCAATTAATGGCAAAAGATGATGATTTTCCAACAGGAGAAACATTAGAATATTACATTGACAAAGGAGATGGTGTACTACCTCCAGGTATAACTTTATCAAAAACAGGAAAGTTAAGCGGAGTTGTAGAACCATTACTTGCATTAGATAAGGACAGTAAACTAGGACAGTATGATACAGGAAATTACGATATGTATCTACATGATTTTAGTAATGTGTCTAGTTTATTTTATCAAGGTCAAGTTATACAAAATTATATCTACAATCCACCAAAAAAATTAAATAGATACTATGAATTTAGAGTTAGTGTAACAGATGGATATACAATAGTTAAAAGAAACTTTATATTGTATGTTGTAGGAGAAGATTTTTTACGAGCAGACAACGTAATTGTTCAAGTTGGTACTGGTGTATTTACAGCTGACAATACCTATATTAGATGGCCTATTTGGGTAACTCCGCCAGACTTAGGTTATCGAAGAGCTAATAATTATATCACTTTGTTTTTAGACGTATTAAAAAACGAAAATCAAAGAGGTGCAATACAATATGAATTGTTAACAACTAACGATGATAATACAGCAAGCCAAGTACCTCCCGGAATGGCATTAGATTCTAGCACAGGAGAAGTTGCAGGCAGAGTAGGATATCAACCTGCTGTTACTAGAGAATACAAATTTACAGTAAGAGCTAACTTAATATTATCTGAAAACAATGTTGTTGATGTTGTAGCATATAGAGATAGAACATTCACTGTAAAGTTATTAGGTGATATTGATAGTAAAATAACTTGGTTAACTCAAACAAATCTAGGCACTATTCCTGCAAACTTCGGTAGTGTATTTAGAGTAGAAGCTAGTACGACTGTAGCTGACGCTCCATTAATTTATACACTTGTAGGAGGTAGATTACCTCCAGGACTAACACTACAATACAACGGAGAAATCACAGGTAGAGTAGTGCAGTTTGGCGACAGTGAAAAAGACGGACTAACTATTTTTGATAATGATGATCTTACATTTGATGGAGACACTACAAGCGTAGATAGAATATACAAATTTACAGCAGAAGCAAAAGATAGATTTGGTTACAGTGCAGAAACTAAAGAATTTTCAATTGAAGTTATTGACGATGATGATAGACAGTATAGTAATTTATACATGAAGCCGTTCTTAAAAGAAGATAAGCGTGATAGATTTAGTCAATATATAAATGATCCTGCAAACTTTCCACCTAGCTTAGTTTATAGACCTAATGATCCAAATTATGGACTACAAAGAGATATCAAAATATTAGCATATGCAGGTATAGAAACATCTACACTAGAACAAGTATTTGGGGCTAGTCAAAAGTGGCATAAGAAACGCAGATATAGAATCGGAGATGTAAAGTCAGCTATTGCGAAAACACCAGGCACCCAAAATGAAGTTTATGAAATAATTTATTTAGAAGTAATAGACCCTGCTAAACCATCTGTAGGAACAGCTAGAGATTCTTTTAAAATTAAAAATAATCAAAAAATTACAGCTGATACTATGACTTATGATACAAATAGAAAATACACAAGTCAACAAGAAGGTTATCCTACGCTAACTGCTAGTGGCGATCCAACAAACAGAAACAACGAACAATACAAATTTACAACTAGTGATACACAACTAGATCTTGGAGATACAGTTTTAAGTGAAGATGGTAGTACTGTTTTAACTGCTACTGCTCATACAGATAGCGATCCATTTAAGTTTGGAGAAAGAAATGCTCCAAAAGCTGACGACGGTGGTTTTTTAGTAAGCGGCGGTGGAGGCAAAAAATACCTTGCAAATATTGATAATATGCAAAATAGTATCAAAACTTTAGGTAGAACAGAGTATGACTTTTTACCGTTATGGATGCGTACTCCTCAAGAATCAGGCACACAAGAACCTGGATTTGTATTGGCAATACCATTATGCTATTTGAAGCCAGGAAATAGTCAAACTGTGCTTACAAATTTAAAAAATAGTTCATATGATTTAAAAGATTTGGACTTAGAAATTGACAGATATCTGATTGATAGCACTACAGGTAACAGTAATGAACAATATGTGCTATTCAATAATTTTGCATACAATGCCTAATACGATAAATATATGTAGGAGAAAAATATGGCCAGTAATATAGTATATGAAGGAATAGATGAAAACTATCCTCAAGCAGGTAAAGACAACGACTCTCAAGGTTTTAGAGATAACTTTGGATTAGTCAAAACAGGTTTACAAACTGCACAAAGCGAAATTTCAAGTTTGCAAACTACAAGAGCAAGATTAGATCAAGCTAACGATTTTGGTGGTAATAATATTACCAATGCAAATACACTTAAAGGTACATCAACAATGTATAATGGTGGTGTATTGCAGATCAATACAAACATAAGTTTTGAAAGCGGCCATTATCAAAACTTTACTATTGCTCCTTCAACCGGATCTAACCTTACACTAACACTTACAGATTGGCCTGCAAGTGGTAGATATGCGTTAATCAGAGTATCATTGTTTGGCAGAGATCAAGCAGACACGGTAACTTGGGAAACAGAAGGTGCAGGAACATTCCTAAAAGTACCTACAGGATTTCCAAACACACCAACTATAGATACATCTGCACATCCGTATATCTTTGAATTTTGGACATATGATGGTGGTACAACTGTATTTGGTGAATACAAAGGCCACTTCAACAATGTCATTTAATCCATTAATTGATGATTTAAGTAGTTTCTCTGATAAAGAAATAGAAGATAAAATATTTGAATTGAATAAAAAATATTGGATGACACAAAATCCACAGGTTAGAGACCAAATTACAACTGTTCTAGAAACATATAAGATTGAAGCAGAAACACGTAGAGTAAAAGAACGTTCTAAAATGAATGAAAAAGGCGATTCTCCTCTTGACAATTTGATTAATATCAGTTAATATACATATATGCTAATGAAAACAGATGAACTAGGTATTCCTCGTTTTACAAATAAAGATCTTATGAATATGATCTATTCAGGTCATTCGGATAAAGTTCATGTGGTTCTGTGTGACCCAAGTGATGAAGTAGATAAATTTAACAATGCAATGGAAGAACAAGGACTATCTCCATTACAAAAATATATTCCATTAGATGTAGATCAAAAGACTTTTGACGGTGTATGTCAAAGTGAATGGTTTATGCCTGATGAATACAAAACGTTAAATGTATTAAACTGGCTACAAGCAACTTTAATGGAAAAACTACAAGATCCAGACGATAATAATATTTTAACAACAAAAGAATGGACTAGAGTTTCTGAAGAGTATGAAGAATATAGACAGCGTGGTATGATTGACTTACTACGCTATATGGTTTATCTTGTAGACTTTATGCGTGAGAACAATATTGTATGGGGCGTAGGACGCGGATCAAGTGTTGCTAGTTATGTGTTGTATTTGATAGGCGTACATAGAATCGATTCAATCCAATATGGCCTGGATTGGCGAGAGTTCATGAGATAAGTATTAGACAAAGGAGAACGTTATGGCAGTTAGACAAACAGGTAGAAAAACCTATAGAACAATGCAAGGCAAGCAAATCGATATGGATATGCTTCGTCAACGTAACGAACTCACTCCAGCAGTAGGAAATGCTCGTGTAAATGCACGTGGCGATGAATTGGGTGCAGGTGGTAAAATTTCACGTAAAAGAGAAGATATTTTACGTGACTACTATGCAGACAATCCTGCGGCGGCTCCAGATGAAGTAATCACTAGAGAGCAAAGAAAAGCAGAAGAAACTCCTGTTCCTAAAACAAGAGCGCAAAAGAAAGCCGCGCAAATTGCAAAGGAACAAGAACAAGCTGATGCACAGGATGAGTGGGTCGAAGACGAAGACGGCAATTTTGTTAAAAGAGGTGAATAATGTCAGTACACTTGAAAACTTTTGAAGGTAAACTTACAGCCATCGGAGATAGAGTTATTGTTAGTGATATGTTTTTTGGTGAACAAAAAACTAAAGGAGGTATCATACTAACAACAGACGATGGAAATGTAAGAGGCATTTATCCTAGATGGGGTAAAGTATATTCTAAAGGACCTAAAAACAAAGACATTTATAATGTTGGAGATTGGGTGCTTGTAGAACATGGTCGTTGGACCAGAGGTGTTTCAATCAAAGACGGAGAAGAAGAACTAGAACTACGTATGGTTGAAACAGAAAGTATTCTTGCATGGTAAGAAGAAAAACAAAACGATGTACAAATGGGTAAATCAAGTGTTGGAGATTTTTCACCTGACAAAATTAGTGCAGATGAATTTGCAAAGTAAGAGGTTAAATTGAATAAAGTAGATCTAAATTCGTACATGGATTTTGTACAAGAAGTAACTAGTAGTGAAAGTAATGCTTTTGGTGCTATGAACAAACGCATGGAAGTATTAAGTGATGCAGGAATTAATCCATCATTGCTAATGACAGGTGCGATTGGTATTGCAAGTGAAGGAGGAGAATTTGCAGAAATTGTTAAAAAATGTATCTTCCAAGGTAAACCTATGGACGATGAAACTGTATTTCATTGCAAACGAGAACTTGGTGACATTATGTGGTATTGGATTAATAGTTGCCGCGCTCTTGGTATCGATCCTAACGATGTAGTAGCAGAAAATGTTAATAAATTAAAAGCACGTTATCCAGGTGGCGAGTTTGATGTATTTTACAGTGAAAATAGAAAAGAAGGTGATTTATGATGAGTACAGAAGCACTTAGACAACAAAAATTATATGATGAAGGATTGCGTGAATTCATGCTTAATATGTATAACCACACAGCGGCAGGACTAGCTGTAAGTGGAGTGGTGGCATGGTTTGTTTATTCTTCAGGCTTGCTTTTTGCTATGGCAGGCTCTTTATGGCTTTTTGCACTTGCTCCATTAGGAATGATTCTTTGGTATTCATTTGCAGGACGCAATTGGGCATATGAAAAACTACGTAATTTTTATTACGCATTCACAGCAGTTATGGGAGTTGGACTTGCTCCTATTTTTGCAGTTTATACTGGTGCAAGTATTACACAAGTATTTTTTATTACCGCCGCAACCTTTGGCGGTGCAAGTCTTTGGGGTTACACAACAAAGCGTGACCTAACAGGCTTCGGACATTTCTTGTTCATGGGCTTAATTGGTATTATTATTGCAAGTATTGTAAACTTGTTTATGGCAAGTTCTGCACTAATGTTTACTATTAGTATTTTAGGTGTGTTTATCTTTACAGGATTAACTGCTTGGGATACACAAAACGCAAAAAACATTTATCTTTCACATGGTGGCGATCCACGTTATGGCATACAATTTGCTATTAGCTTGTATCTAAACTTTATCAATCTATTTCAAATGCTACTTGCATTGTTAGGAAATAGAGAATAAGAGGTTAAAAATTGAATTACGAACGGAACCGTAAGATTCTTGCGGATGTTGATGGTGTCCTTTTAGATTGGGAAACGTCATTTGATGCATGGATGCAAACACGTGGCTATGCAGTAGTTGAACCTACAAATTACAAACAATTTGTTAGATACGGAATTACCAAAGAAGAGTCAGACCAAAATGTTAAAATCTTTAATGAAAGTGCATGGATTGGCTACTTAAAGCCATTGCGTGATGCAGTAGATGTAATTCATAAATTTGCTAGTTATCATTGGCACATAGAATGTATTACTAGTTTGAGTACAGATAAATTTGCTGGTATGCTACGCACAACTAATTTAGAAGAAATTTTTGGACGAGGAACTATTAGACGGGTAAGATGTATTGACACTGGTGCAGACAAAGACGACATTCTTAAGGAATACGAGCCAGGTCATTGGTGGATTGAAGACAAGCCCGAAAACTGTGAAGCTGGTTTAAGAGCAGGACATAAACCTATATTGATGTCCCATAGATACAATGAAGATTATAACGGTTGTATTAGAGTCCAAAATTGGCAAGAAATTTTCAATATAATTACTGCTAAAAGTACTTGACTTTTATAATAATATCCTATATACTAAAAGACAATAGGAGTTTATAATGAAGTTTCCAGAACAAAAAAACACTGGTGTTGGTACTGCTGGTTTGGCAGGAATAGCACTTATGGTATTACATGTAACAGGGCATCTCACAGGATGGGCTTGGCCTTTACTTTATGTATTCTTAATTTTAGTCGGAATAGGAATGGAAAATAATAAGAAATGAAAGAATTATGGGTAGAGAAATATCGTCCTAAAACAGTAGACGGTTATGTATTTAGAGATGACGCACAAAGAAACCAAGTTAAAACATGGATCAAAGATAAAACTATTCCGCATTTGCTTTTTAGTGGCAATGCTGGTATTGGTAAAACTACTCTTGCTAAATTACTTTTTAATGAGCTTGAAGTAAACGATCTAGACATACTTGAAATCAATGCTAGTAGAACAAACAGTGTTGATGACGTTCGTGATAAAATTGTTAACTTTGTACAGATGATTCCATTTGGTGACTTTAAAGTTGTACTACTAGATGAGGCTGACTATTTGTCACCAAATGCACAAGCCGCACTACGTGGTGTTATGGAAGAATATCATACAACAAGTAGATTTATTTTGACATGTAATTATCCAAACAGAATTATTCCTGCACTACATTCAAGATGTCAAGGCTTCCACATTGCAAAGATTGATCAAACAGAGTTTACTGCTCGTGTTGCAGAGATTTGTATTACAGAAGGTGTTACTCCTGATCTTGATATACTAGACACTTATGTAAAAGCAACTTATCCAGACTTGCGTAAGTGTATCAACATGGTACAAATGAATTGTCAAGATGGTAGTTTGCTTGCTCCACATGAAGGAGATACAGGCGAAAGTGATTGGAAACTTGACATGGTGGAACTTTTCAAAGCAGGCAAGATTCACGATGCGCGGAAACTGCTTTGTGGAACAGTTCGTCCTGAAGAAATGGAAGAAATTTATCGTTGGTTATATGACAATATTGAATTATTTGGTGATGAAGAAAAACAAGACACAGCAGTATTAACAATTAAACAAGGATTAGTAGATCATACACTTGTAGCTGATCCTGAAATAAATTTATCGGCAACACTAATTAGATTGGCAAGATTATGAATGTAGAATTTGATGGCTTTATAGGTCAGTTTGAAGATTTTTTTGATGAAAAATGGATTGATGAACTAATAAAATATTTTCACACGTTTAGTGATTTAGGTGCTTATCAAGGGCAATACATGCCAAAACATCTAAGAGATGATACGCAGTTATATTTTATGGATCCAATGCGGATACATGATGTACATCCACATTTTGCAGAATACTTTTTTCAAGTATTAAAAGACCAAATTTGTCCGCAATACTATGAAAAATTTAGTATACTACACGAAAGAGAATATCAAACTAAACAATTAAAAATGAAAATGATTGAAGAAGGTGGCGGATATCATCAGTGGCACTATGAAAGCACAAGTAGAGAAACAACACGTAAAATGGTAGTGCAACTTTACTTAAACACTATTGCAAACGGTGGAGAAACAGAATTCTTATATCAAAAGAAGCGTATTAACGCTCGTAAGAATAGATTGCTGATATGGCCTGCAGATTGGACATATACGCATAGGGGAAATACTCCTTTAAAAGGAGACAAATACATATTAACCACATGGTTAGAAGAGGTAATAAAATGACATATTTAGTTACAGATAACTGTATCAAATGCAAACACATGACTTGTGTTGAAGTTTGCCCGGTTGACTGTTTCTACGAAGGTGAAAATATGCTTGTAATTAATCCAGATGAATGTATTGATTGCGGTGTATGTGAACCAGAATGTCCTGCTGATGCGATACTTCCAGACAATCAGCTAAAAGGTGACGAGCTTACTAAATGGATGGGCATAAACAAAAAATATGCTGAAGTATGGCCTGTTGTAAGTGCAGTGCATGATGAAAAGCCTAGCGAAGAAGAAGCAAAAGAATGGGACGGTGTTCCTAATAAGTTTGAGGAACATTTTTCGGAGAAGCCAGGCCGTGGTGACTAAAAATAAAAAACTTATAAATGATATTGTACGCATAAACGTACTAGAAGAAGAAATAGAATATTACAAAACACTAATCCAAGAGCATGACACTGGTCATATTCATACTACAATTAGTTTTTTGACTGACAGACTAAACATTTTAAAAGGAGCAAAAAAAGAATGGCCGTTCAATTAGTAAGTTACAGTAAGCCTAGCGATAACTTTAAAGCAGAAGGCATTGAAGATGTACAGGAACTCATAGCTTTTTGTGCAAGGGTAAGCAATCCAAGTAATCAAATGAATAAAGAAACAAGTGAAAAACTTATAAAATATTTGATTAAACATGCACACTGGTCTCCTTTAGAAATGGTAAACGCTTGTTTAGAAATTGATACCACAAGAGATATTGCACATCAAATTGTGCGACATCGTAGTTTTGCATTCCAAGAGTTTAGCCAGCGTTATGCAGATCCAGCAGAATTTGGTAATCAATTTGTCCTTAGAGAAGCAAGATTACAAGACACAAAAAATCGTCAAAACAGCATAGACGTTGGTGATAGTGATAAAGATTTAGCACTAAAGCAACGTTGGGCAGAAGAACAACAAGATGTTATCTTTAGAGCAAAACGTGCATATGAATGGGCGATTGCTTCGGGAATAGCAAAAGAACAAGCTAGAGTAGTGCTTCCAGAAGGTCTAACAAAAACTAGATTGTATATGAATGGTACACTACGTAGCTGGATACATTACATTGAACTACGCGGTGCTAATGGCACACAAAAAGAACACATGGAAATTGCACATGAGTGTGCAAAAGTTATTTCGGAAATATTTCCATTAGCAGAAGAATTGAAAGGGGCATAAGCCCCTTTCTTTATGAATCTCCATATACGTGGAGCACTTCTTTAACTGCTTCGTGTCTTTCTATATCTCCTTTTGAAAAACGGACTATGTCCAAATGATCTGTATGAATTGTTTCTAACAGTTTAGTAAAACTTATTAAACCGTTATCTTGAAGCCTATCTGCCTGCGCTAGATCGCCTGTAACTGCCATCATTGAATTTTCGCCTAATCGTGTTAGTAACATTTTCATTTGGTTGGGTGTGGCATTTTGCATTTCGTCTGCCAATATAAAGCTATGCTTAAATGTTCTGCCTCGCATGTATGCTAATGGTGCAATCTCAACTATTCCTTCTTCGATCATACCTTCTATTTCGCGAGCATTAAAGTATTCTCGTAGCACATCAAATATAGGCCTAGTCCATGGCGCCATTTTTTGTTCTAGCGTACCTGGTAAAAAGCCCAGATCTTCATCAACACTTACCGCAGGTCTAGTAACAATAATTTTGTCAACTTTGCCTTCTTTAAACATCTTTACTGCCACTTGTACTGCGAGCAGAGTTTTTCCCGTACCTGCCGGCCCAATGCCAAAGACTATGTCTTTAGTTGGATCTAGTAGCTTTAATATGTATTCTTCTTGATGTTTATTACGGGGAATTAAATTTACGATCTTTTTCTTTTGAGTGAACGAATTAAAATCAACAATATTGTTGAAGTTTTTGTGCCGCTGTGCGGCTTTCCTTTTTGCTCCCATCTAGTCCTCCTATATGGATATGGAGTAGAGCGTTGCCCGGAGGGCTATAGCCCTACACATATATTTACCTAAAAATGCAGAGAGAAAAAACTTCTGTTTGGTTTTGTTTTGCGATAAATAAGTGTAGTAACTTATGGAATTATAAAATGTATGATATCGAAAATTTAATCAAAAATATAGAAACAGTATATGAAAGCAATACTGCATTTCAAGTGCTAAAAGACTATGAAAGAGTATTAGATACCCTTGATTTATATGTTTACGAGAATTGGAAAAACGGTGAACTATTAGAAGGTCCGAAAATTGATAGGCATTGGGTAACTGCAAAATTTATGTGGCCAAGAGAAAACATGCCGGATCCTATGGGTGGCAAAAGACTAGTTGATTATGACTGTAAAGTAAGTTACGCAAAAGACGATGTCATACAACCAAGAAGAATTAAGACACCTGATGATATTAGACCTGGTACTAAAAAAGGTAAACTAGACAAAAAGCCTATTTGGGTTGTAGAAATACAGATGCCTAAAAAATTAATTGCAGATATATATGAAGGTTATAGAGAATCTTTAGATATAAACCAAGAACCTGCTGTTGATGCTACTGACACAGCTACAGCACCAGGAGTAGAGGCTCAACCCGCTGATCAAGTAGCGGCTGAAGTACCAGCTGAAGGAACAGTATAATGGGTTTGTTGAAACATGACTTAAAACATATGGTAGACCATATTTTTGAAATAGATGCTTTTAAATCAAAAATGGGTGAAGACCGAGACATTGTTACTTTAAGTTTTAGTGTAAAAGATAACAATGCGGCTGTAGATCTAGAACAATTTATAGAAAAAGGTTATTCTTTTGTATTAGACGCTGACAAGACTCCAGGCGAACAAAGAGACGGAACTTACAAAGTATTTGTTGAAATGGAAAGAAGCCATAGATCATATGATGAGATTATGGAAATTGTTGACGGTGTAGGAAAACTTGCTGATATTGAAAATTTTAAATTTAGATACTATAAAGATTTTACAAGCCGTCCATTAACTAGAGAAAATTTAGACGAATTTATGCCTACTGATCCAGCTGTATATGATCAAAAAGTAAATGAAAGTAATTTAAGTAATTATAAAAACTTTTTCAACCGTAGCTACGTTGAAGATGTAAACATGATAGATGATATTTTAACAATCAAAAAAGCATACGCAGATCCTGTACATTTTAAATATATAGACTTTGGCGAAAAAGAAGCAATATTAGAAAGTTTAGAAGAAACTATAAATGTAAATGATTTTGCTGAAATTATATTCCTTTCTAAATATGTAGGTGACTATAATATTACAAAATACGGTAATAAATTAACATTTGAAAATGCCGGAAAAACTCTGGTAGTAGAACGTATATCATAAATACCATTATGCACACTTGTCAAAATTGCGGTCATCCATCACACTGCGGTATACCGTACCATAGACTTGAAACAGACTATAATGGTGCAACTTATCAAATAAAGGTATGTGACCATTGTAGATGCAAACAGTGCGAAAACAAGGATCAGGAAAATGGCTAAAGAACATTTTAAATTTGAATTTGAAGAATGGATGGCTGAAGAGCTTATTCATAGAGACGATTGGAAAGAATGGTATGAGGCAATGTGTGAGATATTACCTCTATGGGAAGTCGATACAATCGAAAGGGTTGCAATGTTTCTTGCTCAGTGTGGGCACGAATCAGGCGGCTTTAGGGTACTAAGTGAAAACTTAAACTATAGCGCCGCGGCTCTAAATAAAATCTTCCCGAAATACTTTATCAGGGCAGGTAGAAATGCACAAGATTATCATAGACAGCCTGAAAGAATTGCAAACGTTATATATGCAGGTCGCATGGATAACGGCGATACTGATAGTGGCGACGGTTGGCGTTTTAGGGGTGGTGGAATACTACAACTCACAGGACGTTATAACTATACAAAATTTGGTGAAGCAGTAGATATGTCACCAGAAGAAGCAGTTGACTATGTACGCACTAAAAAAGGCGCACTAGATTCAGCATGTTGGTTCTGGGATACAAATGGCATTAACAAATACTGTGATGCAATGGACGTTGTTGGTGCAACTAAACGTATCAACGGCGGCACAATTGGTTTAGACGATCGTAAAAAACACTATCTACATGCAATTGATGTACTTGGTGGCGATTATGAAGAACCAACTATCGATTATAACCAAACAGTGAAGCAAGGATCACGTGGTCCATTAGTAGCAGAAGTACAAGAGAAATTAAATATTTCTCCTGCTGATGGCATCTTTGGTCCAGGTACTGCACGTATCGTCAAAGAATGGCAAGCAAGCCAAGGCTTAGTAGCTGACGGTATTGTAGGACCAAAAACACTGGGAAAATTACTAGGGTAGGTGGTATGGGTGCTAAATTAGCATTAGTAATGTTTGCTTTAATGTGTTTAATGGGTGGTGCAGGATATTGGTACTACACAGACACACAAGAACGAATTCAAATCCTTACACAAAACAATGCTAAATTAGAAACAGCAGTACAAACTAATGAACAAGCGTTAGCGGCACAAACTGCCGCTTTCGAATCTATGCAAAAAGAAAACACTAGACTACAAGCAGAATGGAATGATATAAACGATAGAAATCGTGCTTTAGAAAACAGACTTTCCAGACATGATATTGGTGCGGCAGGTTTAGCAAGGCCTGATTCGACAGAACGTGTTTTGAATAATGCAACAAAAAATGCACAACGTTGTTTAGAAATATTTAGTGGAAGTCAACTTACAGAAAAAGAACTTAGTGCAACTAAACCAAGTGAGATAAATCCAGAGTGTTGGAGAGATGCAAATCCAAACTTTGATCCTAATATACAATCAGATGCGTGGAAAAGGAAAAATCTATGAAACACATTATAGTAGGTATAATTGCAGTAGCACTTTTAGCAGGTTGTACAGCAAAACCTAAAATGATTGAGATTAGTGCTAAGCCAATTGAAAAGCCTAAACTTGTTTTACCGCCAGCTGAAGAATTAAGACTAAAAGATTTAGAATGGGTAGTAATAAACGAAGAAAATGCTCAAGAAGTTTGGGATAAATTAAAAGCAGATAAAAAAGATCCTGTGCTTATTGGACTAACAGATGACGGTTATGAAATACTTGCAATGAATATGAGTGATATTATGAAACTGTTACAACAACAAAAAGCAATCATTGCCGCTTATCAAAATTATTACGAAAATAGTGAGCAAGCACTTGAAAATGCAAATGCACAAATAGAAGGCGCTCAAGCAGAAGTAGAGGCGCAAAATTCCGCTCCACAAGAATCAGTACTAGATAAATTAAATCCCTTCAAATAAATATGTTATGCAACATAAACATATTATATTTGCCATATTTTTGGCCTCTTGTTCTCCAACGACAGATATAGTCGCTACAGCAAGCGATTATATAGGTTTGAATGAATATCAAAATAGACAACAGATAAAAGAATTCGTTGGAGTAGATCCTGTGCGTACAGAATGGTGTGCGGCTTTTGTAAATGCAATATTAGAACTAGAAGGAATACCTGGTTCTAATTCTATAAGTGATTCTCCTCTAATGGCTAGGAGTTTTTTACAATGGGGAGCACCTATAAATCCACAAGACATACAACGTGGAGATTTAGTTGTATTTCCTCGTGGCAATTCAGATTGGAAGGGGCATGTTGGATTCTATGTAGGACGCTCTAATGATGGACGTTATATTATCTTAGGTGGAAATCAATACAATACTGTAAGATATGACTATTATGACCCAAAGAAAGCTCTAGGAATTAGACGTTGGTCTGAATAAATACACATAGTAGAAAGGATATACTATGTGGGAAATGATAGAACGTATGGCAAGTGATCGTTTATGGATTTATACTGCACTTGTAGGTTCACTTTTTGGATTAGCATTTTCAACATATTTCAAAAGCACTAGACTAGGACTTTGGTTATATGCTAAATTTGATCTTTGTGTTGATTACCTAGTTGAACGTTGGGGTTGGACTTGGTTGCAACAACCAGATGATGCTTGGCGTAAAAAGTATCCTTTTGTAACAAAAAAAATAGACGAATTAGAAAAACGAATTGAAAAACTGGAGGGTAAAAATGCCAAGAAAAAGTCTTGAGGAATTAGAAGCAAAACAACCTGCACCTAAAGCTGATGCAGAGATAGTAGTTCCTGCCGCAAGTGAAGGTGTAAGCAAAAAAGTTAAACTTGATTTAGAAGTAGATACAAGTGTTAAGGACTTAGGACCTAATCCTTACGTTAAAGTTATACATATGGCAAAAGCTGTTGATAGTTGGAGAATTTTCCCTCGTATCTTTATAACAGTATACATTATTTTATTGTACAAAGTTGTAATATGGTATATGGAACTACCTGATCCTACTATGGAACAATCAGGTTTAGTATCTATCGTAGTTGGTGCTGGCGCGGCATGGTTTGGCTTGTATACCGGATCTAGTAAATCTAACAAATAACTACGATAAGTAGATGTATGGACTACTATCAAACCCTAGGTGTCAATAAAGATGCATCTCCAGAACAATTAAAGAAAGCATACCGAAAACTTGCTATGGAAAACCATCCTGATAGAACAGGTGGTGATGATACTCGATTCAAACAAATCAACGAAGCATACGACACACTAAAAGATCCTCAAAAAAGGCAAGCATATGATAATCCACAGCCAGACATGAATGGCTTTAGATATAGTACTGATGGATTTGACGGAGGTATGCCAGGAGGATTTGAAGATATATTCCAAGCGTTTGGGTTTAATCCGTTCCAAGCTCAAAGACAAAGGCAAAGAGCAGATATTACAATAGCAGTAAAAATAAATTTTGAAGAAGCATATAGAGGAAAGACAATAATAGGTACATACAGGCTTAGAACTGGTAGGGAAGAAACAGTAGAAATACAAATACCTAAAGGTGCCCAACATGGTAATAAAATTAGATACAGTGGTTTTGGTGAACAATTACCAAACGGACAAAGAGGAGATTTATATGTACAAATTAATGTCCAACCACACAGTAAATATACATTGAATGGATTAAATATTAATACAGTAATTAATATTGATATTTTTGACTTAATTACAGGGGGAGCAGTCAACTTAAAAACTTTAGATGGAAGTGTAATTAAGCTGAATATACCCCCAGGAACTAATCCAGGTACTAGATTAAGTGTTACTGGCCACGGTTGGCCTGATGTAAGAACAGGGTCAAAAGGTAACATGCTTGTACAAATTAACGCAATTATGCCTAAAAATTTAGGTATTACTGAAGTAGATGCTATTAGGAAGATAAAAAAGAGATTGGCAAAAAAAGGCATTGACTAATTGAAGAAAATTGTATATACTAAGGACTAGTTTAAGGAGATAATAAAATAATATGGTAGAACCGAGCGAAACATTACAGGTTGTATTTGAAAAAGCAATTAAAGATGCTAAAAAACTTAGTCATGAATATGTGACTGTAGAGCATTTATTGTTTGCAATGTTATGTGAAGAAAATTTTATTAATGTCATAAAAGGATATGGTGCTGATTTAGATTACCTAAAACAGAATCTTGAGCATCATTTGAAGAACAACTGTGACGAATTAAAGATTACAGATTCAAAATTCAAACCTAAAAAAACACAGACTGTCGAACGGGTTCTAAATAGAGCGTTTACACAAGTTTTGTTTAGTGGACGAAGTGCAATTGAATTATCAGACGTACTTATAAGTATACTTGCAGAAAAGAAATGTGTAAGTGTTTATTATTTGCATAAATCAAAAGTTCAAAAAGATTCATTTGCAGAATATGTAAGTAGTGAAATTGAAGATCTACAAGATGAAGAAATGACCGGTGAAGCAACAAGAGCTTTACGTGCATTTACTACAAATTTAAATGAAGAAGTTAAAAAACAAAAAGTAGATCCAGTTATTGGTAGATCAGATGAACTAGAAAGTATTGCACTAGCACTAGGTCGACGTGCAAAAAACAATGTTTTGTTAGTTGGTGATCCTGGTGTTGGTAAAACTGCTATTGCAGAGGGTATGGCTTATAATATTGTAATGGGTAATGTACCAGAATTCCTTAAAGAATACAATGTTTATAATTTAGATATTGGCGCAATGTTAGCAGGATCAAAATACAGAGGTGATTTTGAAGAACGTTTTAAAATGATTTTACATGCTCTTAAAAAGAAGGGCAAAACAATTATGTTTGTTGACGAAGCACATATGATGAGTGGTGCAGGATCAGGCGGACAAGGTAATTCAAATGATCTAGCAAATATGTTAAAACCTGCACTTTCAAAAGGTGATCTAAAAGTCATTGCATCAACTACATGGGAAGAATTCCGCAAATATTTTGAAAAAGATAGAGCATTGATGCGCCGCTTCCAACGTGTTACAGTTGACGAACCTAGCAAAGATGTAACGAAAGATATTTTAAATGGAATTAAAAAATATTACGAAGATTATCATAAAACAAATATTACAGAAGAAGCAATTGAAGAAGCAATCAAGTTAAGCGTTAAGTATCAGCCTGACAAAAAACTGCCTGATAAAGCTATTGATTTGATAGACGTTGCATGTTCTAGATTTAATCTTAAAGACAAAGACGTAGAAAGAAAAATTGGCGTAGAAGAAATACAATTTGAACTTGCTAGAATTGTTAAAATGCCTGAAGAGCAGGTTGCTGAAAAAGAAACTGACAATCTAAAACACTTAGAAGAAAATTTAAAGAAAGCAGTATACGGACAAGACAAAGCAATTGAAGAAGTTGTTGATAAAATACTGGTTGCACAAGCAGGACTGAAGGCAGAAGACAAACCTATTGGATCGTTTGTGTTTATGGGTCCAACAGGTACAGGTAAAACTGAGACAGCAAAACAACTTGCAAAACAATTAGGTGTACAACTAGTACGTTTTGATATGAGTGAATATCAAGAGAAACACTCTGTGGCAAAACTAATTGGTTCGCCTCCAGGTTATGTAGGCTATGAAGAAAACCAAGGATTGTTAATTACAAAATTACAAGAAAATCCTAATTGTGTGCTACTGCTAGACGAAGTTGAAAAAGCACATCCAGATGTTTCACAGATTTTATTACAAGTTATGGACAATGGTAAACTAACAGGTTCTAATGGTAAAGAAGCAGATGCAAGGAATTGTGTTTTGATTCTTACAACTAACTTAGGTGCACAAGAAGCTGAGAAAAATTCAATTGGTTTTGATGGTGGCGAAAAAGATTATGAAGATACAGATCTAAAGAAATATTTTGCTCCAGAATTTAGAAACAGATTAGATGGAACAATTACTTTTGGTGCATTGACTAAAGAAGTAATGATGAAAATTGTAGGCAAGTTCTTAGTAGAACTTACAGATATGATTACACAAAAGAATATCAAAATTAATCTTGATAACGAAGCACTTGATGTATTAGTAGATAAAGGTTTTGATAAACGTATGGGCGCAAGACCGCTACAACGTGTAATTGACAAGGATATTAAACGTCCGTTGTCACGCATGATGTTATTTGGTGACCTTAAAAACGGTGGTTCTGTAAACATTACAGTTAAAGATAATGAAATATATTTAGATGTACAAACAAAGGAGCACGTTGTTGAAAACACTTGAGACAACAAAACTTTTTTATGACATTTATCCGTACAAAATTGACCTAAGACTACAGCTTGCTCCAATATTTAGAGAAAAAAAGTTCGGATATACTAGAGAAGTTTTAGACTATATCCAATTAGATTACGAGCTTGGTAGACCTTTAATATGGAGGAAGGGTTATAGGACCACAGAGCCTCTAGAAATAAACTCTTTTTTAGATGCTAAATTATTTTTCAATATTTGCCAAAGTTTAAATTATGAGGATTATAAATTAAGAGTTGAACAATCACATTTAGCTCTTTATACTAAAGAATATTCTATAGTAGATAAAATAAAAAACCTTATGCATGATAAAATTGTTAGTATTCATGAACCAAATAAGCAAGTTGATTTACAACCAAATACAATCTATACTGAAAAACCAATCGAATACGAATACAAAGTTACACTAGGAAACAAAGTAAACCCTGGTGCAGGCAAATGGATAGAGAATAATCCATCACTAATTAAGGCTGGTCAAATTTGTATTGAAAATATTAAAAATGACGGTTATACACAGGGTTTTTACATATTTGCAAAAAACGAAAAGGTGCTTAACCTTTTATCTATCGCACTAGGTGGCAATATCAAGCGTGTCGACAAGTATATCAACATAACGCAAAGTTGATAAATACTGTATGCCAAGTAATAGTGAAACAATTTTAACACAACAAACGCATCCAGCGGATAGCTCTACTCAAACCGTAACTGGTGACAAGTATAAGGGCGACGGTTACTACGGACGTAGTGACGGAATACATACGATTCAGTATAATTATACTGATTTAATAGGTACGATTACAATACAAGGAACACTTGCAGTAACGCCTGCTAACGAAGATTGGTTTGATGTACATACATATACAGAAACTAGTGCTACAGATAGTAAAATTGTAAACTTTACAGGAAATTACGTGTGGATCAGAGCAAAATTAGAGTATACACAAGGCACTGTACACCAAATTTTATTAAACCATTAAGGAAGTATTATGGAACATTTTATTAGAGTAGTAATGGAAAACACAGATGAACTTCATGAAGGACTAAATGAAGATGTATTTCCAGGTTGTGAATTTTTAGAATCTGAGCAGGGAGCATCAGTATTTCATATACCTTTAAATAGACAACTGACCGATGAAGAAGCAGACGAATATGCTGACAAACTTGTTGAATATGTAACAGGTTTAGGTTATGAAGATTTTGATATCGAAATAAGCACAGATGAAGAAGCACCATTAGAAGAAACTTATGACGGTGATGATTTCTTTGAAGAATATGGTGTTATGTGGTTCAACGAAGATGAAGATGAAGGCTTAGACGAAAGATCAGAATTTGAAAAATACAGAAATATGCGTATTGTTTACGATCCAGAAACATTGGAAATAAAAAAAACGTATCCGATGATGCATATCAAACAATCTACTGCTGACGCTGATAGAATGGGATTAGTAGCAACAGATGGTGCTCAATATTTAGAACTTAGAAAAAAAAGAAAAGCAATGGACGAAGCAGAATATCAAGGACGCAAAGTTAAACTTGGCAAACCTATGCGTGGAGATGTTAAGAAGTTCAAAGTATACGTAAGAGATCCAAAGACTAAAAACATAAAGAAAGTTAACTTTGGTGATCCTAATATGAAAATTAAAAAATCCAATCCTGCTAGACGCAGAAGTTTCCGTGCAAGACACAACTGTGATAATCCAGGTCCAAGAACAAAAGCAAGGTACTGGAGTTGTAGGAAGTGGTAAATGAAGTTCACTGATTTTAAAGTTCTCAACGAAGCTGGTATAAGTAAAGCACTGCTATTGAAACATAGCGGGAAGTACC